TACCATGGCTATGTTTAAGAATGGTACGTGTAGATTCTGAGGACTATGGAAGAAGTTACGTTGAAGAATTTATCGGTGACTTAAAGAGCCTTGAGGGATTATCGCAATCACTTGTCGAAAGTGCTGCGGCTTCTTCTAAAATGGTATTTATGGTAAAACCAAATTCAACAACAAAGAAAAGAGATTTAGCAGTAGCACGTAACGGTGACATTATATCTGGAAATCAAGATGATGTTAGCGTGTTACAAGCACAGAAATTTTACGATTTACAAACAGTAGAGAAAGCAATTGGTAGACTAGAAGAAAGACTAGCATACGCATTCTTACTTAACACAGCAATTCAACGTCAAGCAGAGAGAGTTACTGCTCAAGAAATTAGATATATGGCTAATGAACTTGAAACAGCAATGGGTGGTATTTATTCTTTATTATCACAAGAATTACAATTACCTCTAGTCTCTTTGTTAATGACAAGAATGGGAAGTAAAAACGAAATACCGAAACTTCCAAAAGGTGCTGTAAGACCAACAATCATAACTGGTGTCGAAGCATTAGGACGTGGTAATGACTTACAGAAACTTAGAGAGTTTGTAGCTGAGATAGGACAGTTAGCACAAATGAACCCACAAGCAGTACAGATGTTAAACATTGGAGATTTAATTGAAAGACTTGCTACTGGTCATGGAATTGAAACTGAAAACTTAATCAAGTCTCCAGAACAACTACAAGCAGAACAAGAACAACAAATGCAAATGCAACAACAACAACAAATGGTTGAGACAGCACAAGCTGTTGCACCAAAAGTTGCAGACAATGTTACAAAACCAAGAGGATAATTAAATGGTAGAACAAGTAGAAATAAAAGCTACAGAAGAAACATCGGATAAACCAATAGAAGAGTCTAAAACAAATAGACCAGAATGGTTACCTGAGAAATTTAAATCTCCAGAAGATATGGCAAAAGCATATGGAGAGTTAGAAAACAAATTAGGACAGTCTGAGACAAAAGAAGTTAAAGAGTCTGAACCTAAAAAAGAAACTAAAGAATCTGACTTATCAATTGATAAAGCAGAAGAAGCTGTTGAAAGTGCAGGATTAAACATGGACACTTTACAACAAGAATATAATGAAAACGGACAACTAGATGAAAAATCATACACAGCTTTAGAAAAAGCAGGTATACCTAAAGACTACGTTGACGCTTTTATTAAAGGACAAGAAGCAATTGCAACACAAACAGCAAACACTTTAAAACAAGAAGTTGGTGGTGCAGAAGCTTATAAGTCTATGATGTCATGGGCTTCAGATAATTTAAGTGAAGCAGAAATAAACGCTTACAATACTACAGTTAATGGTAAAGACCTTGAAGCAACTAAATTAGCAATCGCAGGATTGAATGCTAGATTTAAAAATGCTGAAGGTGTTGAGCCTAACTTAGCAAAAGGTGACAGACCGAGTACAAGTAATGCAAGTGGTTATCGTTCATGGGCTGAAGTAACGGCAGCAATGTCAGACCCAAGATATTCTAAAGACGAAGCTTATCAAGCAGACGTACAAGCTAAAATAAAGAACAGTAGGCTGTAATGTTATTAGCTTTAAAAAAATTATATGAAGCACGTATAGCTGAACATTCATCTATTCTTGATATTTATTTGCAAAAGCCAGTAGGAATTGGTGAGCATGATGATTTATTAAAAGTAGTAGATGAAAGATTTCAAAAACTAACTTGTGCAAAACATAACTTAGATGAATTGGAGAAAATATTAAATGGCAAAGTACAAACCGAAACCCAAACCAAAGCCGAAACCAAAACCAAAACCAAGTAAAGGATATTAACAATGGCAAAAACTGGACTATACGCCAACATACATAAAAAACGTGCTAGAATTAAAGCAGGTTCAGGTGAGAAAATGAGAAAGCCTGGAAGTAAAGGCGCACCTACTGCAGCAAATTTTAGACGAGCTGCGAAAACAGCTAAATCATAGTTGTGTTACCTTTATAGGTAGCAACTTGCTAACACAAAGTTGATAGTACATTAACTTGACCGTTCCGAGGAACGACAATCTTGCGAAGGAAAAAAACTTAGTGAAGGCTTTTTATAAACAAACAGTCATAAGGAGAAAATAACATGGCAAACGCAAGTCCTTCCGATATAGGAAGAATAAATAGTGCCGGCTCTGAAGACGCTCTGTTTCTGAAAGTTTTTGCAGGAGAGGTTTTAACTTCTTTTGAAAGAGCGAGTAAGACTGAAGGAAGAGATATGGTAAGAAGTATCGCTTCTGGAAAATCAGCAACTTTCCCAGTAATGGGTAGAGTTGGTGCAGAGTATCATACGCCTGGCGCTGAGATAACTGGTTCAGATATTAACCATAACGAAAAAGTAATCACTATAAACGATTTACTTATTTCTCATGTGTTTTTATCGAACATCGAAGAAGCTAAGAACCACTACTCAGTTAGAGCTGCATACTCAACTGAAATTGGTAGAGCATTAGCTTTTCAAAAAGATAAACATATCTTACAAACAATCGGACAAGCTGCACAAGCAAGTGCAAACGTAGCTGACACATCATACCCTGGTGGTACTGTGTTAACTAACACAAACATTGCAAGTGCAACTGCGGCAACTTCTGCTAATGGAATGATTGATTCATTATTTGACGCAGCTAAAACTTTAGACGAGAACTATGTTCCGGCTGAAGGAAGAGTAGCATTTCTAAAACCAGAAATGTACTACAAATTAGCTAACGCAACTAATGCTATCAACGTTGACTTTAGTGGTAGAGGTTCAATTGCAGAGGGAACAGTACAAAAGATTGCAGGAATTACTTTAATACCTGTACCTCATTTTGTAGCATCGAATGTTAACTCTGGTGTAGACCAAGGTTCAGCAACTCAGGGTGGTTCAAACCCTCAAGCTGTTGACTTATCAAACTATGAAGCTTTGGTATCTCACCCTAGTGCAATCGGAACTGTTAAGTTAATGGACTTGTCAACTGAGATGGAATACGACATCAGAAGACAAGGTACGCTAATGGTTGCTAAATACGCTATGGGACATGGTGTGCTTAGACCGGAAGCAGCAGTAGGAATTAAAGACGCTTAATCTTTAAGTATCTTTATACTTATAAGGAGTGGGGGAAGAGGGAGACTTAATCCCCCACTTTAATCACACAAAGGAAAATCAATGACAACACAGATAACACCGACAACAGAATTACAGGCGATAAACACTATGCTTAGTTTTATCGGTGAAGCCCCAGTCAGTGCCATCACTGGAAATATCGGAACAGACGTTGCTGTAGCTAAAAATATTTTAGATGAAACGTCTATGAGTGTTCAGTCACAAGGATGGTTTTTTAACAGAGAATTTGAAGTAACACAAAATAGGGACTCTAATAATAAAGTACCTTTAGACGCAAACTGTGTACAAGCAGAAGCTTCACAGCCTTATCAATATTTATATCAATATACAATTCGTAATGGGTTTTTATATGACCTAAAAAATCATACAGATGTTTTTAGTTCAGACCCTATGATTGACAAAGTTTTAGTTCAACAGTTTGAACATCTTCCAGAATATGCAAGACGTTATATCGTAGTTAAAGCAGCTAGAAGATTTGCAGCTCGTTACATTGGTGCAAATGAATTAGTTAAACTTGCAGGATTAGACGAAAACGAAGCTCATGTAGCTTTTGAACAAGCAGACTCAAGAGCAATGGACGCAAACATACTGAAAGATGAATACAATATGAATTATATAGTAAGACGTGGCAACAAACGTTCATCAAGGAGTTAGACAATGGCAGTAATATCTCAGTCAATACCTAACTTGATAAATGGAATGAGCCAACAAAACCCAGTACAAAGAAATGTATCTCAAGCTGAGAACCAAGTTAACTTTCAATCAAATATTATTGACGGTTTATCAAAGAGAGCAGGCACACACTTTGTCGCTAACTTAATATCCAACCAAGCAATTCCTAACAATTGTGCTGTACATTGGATTAACAGAGACGCTGATAATCAATACGTTGCTTTGTTTTATAACCAAGGGGTTAAAGTATTTGATTTAGATGGTGTAGAAAAAACTGTTAGTTTTCCAAACGGTACAACTTATCTACAATCAACAAACCCTTTAGAAGATTTTAAATTTACAAACATTGCAGATTATTCTTTTGTTTCTAACAAACAAAAAACTATTGCAGAAAACACAAGTACAACAGCAGCAAAAGTACAAGAAGCATTGGTGTATGTTAAAAGTTCACAATACGGTAGACAGTATAGTGTAACATTAAATCATTCTACGTGGTCATATCCAATAGAAGTTAAATTTCAAATGCCTACAGGTAATGACGCTTCAACTGACGGTAAATTTAGAGATACTGAAAAGATTGCACATATATTATTATATGGAACAGCGTCATCACATTGGTCAAGTAGTGCAGACGGTATTGGATTTCAAACTGTAAGAGCCGACACTGGTGCAGTATTAAGTTCATCTCAAGGATTGGCAAACTATTCTGGAATTACAGGTACGTTTTCTAGTACACAATATGGTAACACTATTTATTTATCGTGTTCTAGTGGAACGTTTGGAATTGAAACTACAGACGGTTTTGGTAACCAAGCTATGTATGCAATAAAAGACGCTATACAAGATTTTACAGATTTACCTTATTACGCAAAACCAGGAATGATTATTCAAATTACTGGTGAAGAAGGTGATACACTTTCAGATTATTATGTAAACTTTGTAGCTAACGGTGTGTGGAAAGAAACTGTAGGACCAGGAGTCAAACTTGGTTTAGACAATAGTACAATGCCCCATGCGTTAGTTAATAATAACAATGGTACATTTACGTTTGCACAACAAACATACACTGACAGAGTTGCAGGTGATGAAACAACAAACCCTGCACCAAGTTTTGTAGGACAAACAGTAAACAATTTAACTTTCTTTCAAAATAGATTTGGAATTATTTCTGGACAAAATTTAATTATGTCAGAAAACGGTGAGTATTATAATTTCTATGCTACAACTGGTACAGATGTTTTAGATACAGACCCAATTGACATTGCAGCTAGTGGTACTACTGTAAACAAACTTTATAACTCTATAGATTTTAATGAACAACTTTTATTATTTTCAGCAGAGTCACAATATATATTAGAGTCATCTGGTGATAGTATTACACCAACAACAGCCGTACTTTCTAAAACAAGTACGTTTGCACACGACACTAAAGTAGAACCTAAAGCGGCAGGTAAATTTGTTTACTTTGCACAAAAGAGAAATGACAAAACTGCAATTACAGAATATTTTGCTGACGATGATACGTTAACAAATGACGGTTTAGATATTACAATTGGTGTTAATACTTTAATACCTAGCAACGCATATAAAATTGTATCTAACAACATTGAAGACACAATGGTTGTATTATGTCACGATACATTAGACACAACAAACACAGCACCTTACACAGCAAGTGCCAATGTTACAGGTACTAATGCTAGTAAAATGTTTGTTTATAAATATTTTTGGGATGCAGATAAAAAAGTACAATCTGCCTGGTCCACATTTACATTTAATAATACGCAAATTGTTTCAGCAGAAGCATATGACAGTTATTTGTATGTTGTTGCAAATGAAAAAACAAATTTAAAATTATTAAAAATAGATTTAAGAAATCCTAATTTTGGTAATTTAGCATTTCCTGTTAATGTTGATATGCAAACTACAACACTAACTGGAACATACGACAGCAACACTGACAAAACTACATTTACAATTCCGTATGAACACAATCAAACTTTAGTAGCTATTGACGCAACTAATGGTTCAGATTTAACAATTGATAGTCAAACTGGTACGACAGTAGTAGTACAAGGTAATCATACGTCATGTATTTTTGGAAGCACGTTTGAGTCGTTATATGAATTTTCTAAACCATATGTAAGAGAACAAGGCGCAACTGGACAAGTAGCTATTACTTCTGGTCGTTTTCAAGTTAGAACTATGAGAGTAGATTTTCAAGATAGTGGTTTCTTTACAGCAACAGTTTTACCAGATGGCAGAAGTTTATCGACTTATGAAATGTCTGGTAATGTAATTAACTCAGCAAACTCTGTTATTGGACAACCTAACATTGCTAGTGGAACATTTAATATTCCAATACAATGTAAAAATACAGATTTTGTTTGTAAGTTAGTATCTAGTTCACACTTACCTTGTCACTTTATATCGGCAGAAATAGAAGGATTTTATCATAGAAGAAATAGAAGGATGTAATATGCAAAAATGTGTAAGGAAAGCAGTTTTAAAAGACTGTTTAGACTTAGCACCTAAAATGCGTTTAGCAGATAGACGTGAAATAAGAGCGTCTGATAACGCAAGTCCTCTTCAAGCATTAGTTCTTCCCTTCACTTATGAAGGCGCAAAAAACTACACAATTTTAGGGACAGAAGAAGAAGGTGTTATTGGTATGTTTGGAACAACCCCATGTGATTTTAAAAAAGATTATGGAGTAGCATGGATGTTATCAAGTGACCAACTAAGAAATCATGTAAGACAATTCT